TTGTTTAAGTTTGGTAAGAAAATCTTTGATAAGATTACTGAAGCGATGAATCCTCAGTTTGAAGATGAAACAGCAGTCAATCCATTTGATTTGTGGAAAGGTGCCAACTTCAAGTTAAAGATTCGTAAGGTTGAAGGATATCAGAACTATGACAAGTCTGAATTTGAATCACCATCTCCATTGTTGAGTGATGATGATGAATTGGAAAAGATTTGGAAGTCAGAGTTTTCTTTGGCTGAAATGACTTCTGATAAAGAATTCAAGTCATATGATGTTCTGAAACAACGCCTTGATAAAGTTCTAGGTCTCAATGGTGAAGCACCAAAGACAACCGTAGAACAAACCAAAGCGAAGAACTTTGATGCCAAAACCAAATCTAATGATTCTCCGTTTAAAGATGATTCAGAAGATGATGATATGGCTTACTTTAGTAAGCTTGCTGAAGAAGATTAATCTTTTCTCACTTAAAAGAAACCCACCTTATGGTGGGTTTTTTGTTATACAACTCTGGTACTGTATAATATCATTCTTTGGAATGTTTCTTCCATATTCCTGACTGTCGGCATTGGAATCTTTCCACCACCCTCTGCATAACTCTTAACTGAATTATTATTGATGATGGAAGTAGGATCTTCTTTACTCTCAGGTATATTCAGATTTAAATTTTCATTTTGAACTTGATTGAGTTTTGCACCTGAAGCTGGTGCTGCAGCTGGTGCTTCATTCGCTGATGATGTTGGTGATGGTGGTGCTGATGGTTCCATTGGTGCAGCTGCAGGTGGTGCAGATTCAATAGGTTCACCGACAATTTTCTTATACTTATCACGAGCCACTTTGTAATCTTCAACGGCTTCTAAAGCACCTGGTCCTCGTTTACCAAAACCCTCTAATTGTTTGTTGGTTAATTTCTCACCTTCATTTTGATATGTTTCAAAATCTTTAAGTTCTGCCATTGTTCTATCATACTCTGGTAATTTCTTACGGCGGTCTGCTTCGTCTTTAACGCCAGCAAGACCACCCATTTCTCTAGCCTGTTCTAAGCCTTTGGCTGTTTGTTCAGCTTCATAACTAGGTTCTTCTTTTAATGATTTGTATATAAAATATCCAAATCCTCCAATAGCGGCTGCGGCAAGTAATGGTAAACCAATAGGACCAACAGCAAATTTAGCCAATTTACCTAAACCACCCAATGCAGATTTAGCAGTCTTTGCTAAACCTAAACTTGACAAAACATCATCAACTATACCACCACCTCCAGGTGATTCAGAATTTTGTATTTTTGCAGCTGTTTTACCAGTATATGGTTTACCCGTAATTGCTTCAATAAGTTCTTTGTGTCGCCTTTCTTTTTCAGATGCATTTTCTTCTGCAAACTGATTGGCTTTATCTCGCCTTGCTTTTTCAGATGCATTGATACTTTGCATGAAGTTCAACATTTTACCTAAGATATCATTAAGGCCATCACCTTCTTCTACTGGTTTTATTTTTGATGCAGTATCATATAATTTCTTGCCGGTAAAAAATTTAATATCTCTTTGTTTTCTACCAGTCAAACGACCTAACATGGCAGGAGCCAAATTAGAGCCACCGGTCACAAACTTAGCAATGTTTAATGGATCAAATCTTTGTTTAATACCAGTCATTGCAGCTGATGTTTTTTGTGAGAGGCCTTTACCAATGGACGAACCAATGCCACCACCTGATGCAATTTGGTCTGCAATCAAGTCAGATAGGCCTGTCTTTCTAATACTCTGAGCTTTGTAGTAATCCATTTAGTTTACTTTCTTTGCATAGGCTGACCGGTCATCACCACCAGCAGCTGGCATAGGTGCGTCTTTCTTTGTTTGATTTGTAGTATTATTATTTACAATAACTGGAGCCGGTGCGGTATCTTTCATATCTTTTTTCAGTTCTCTATTTTCTGTAGAGGCTGCATTGATTTTATCTCCTAATGTAAATGATTCGGCAAAATTTGCAACTTTTGCACTATATTTGTCTGCTGAAGCTGTAGCGTAACCAGCTTTTGCAACTTCTGAACCAAATTGTGCTGGTGTTGTAGATTCTCTTGCTTTTGCATATCTAGGTGACGATAAAAATGAAATGTATCTATTTGTAAAATCTTCAAAATTATCAAATTTTGCAAAATAACTTTTTACTTGAACCCATTTTTTACCTTCAGACAACGCTTTATCATAAGATCCTTTTCCAAACCATTCATCAACTGTTACTTCTCTGCCTTTTTTCTTAATCTTATCTTGTGGTCCTAAAACTTTATGTAATGTTTCACCTGAAGCTTCTGCTTGTTTAATCTGAGCATCAGTATATCTTTCTTCTGTTAAAACATAATCACCTTTTTTATCATTTTTTCCGGCTTTAATACCTGCATAGTTAAAATCTGAAGGAAGATTCTTTCCTCCACCAGATTCTCCGGACCATTGGCCTAAAATTGCCACAGGAGGAATTTTTCCACCTAATCCTTTTGATGCTTTTTCAGCATACGGATACATTGTTTTAGAAAAAGCGTCTGAACTAGAAAAAATTCCTGTGGCTGAAACTGCAATTGCTCCTATTTTAGCTGCTGTCGATATAGCTGGTCCTGCAGGTGCAACTGTTGGTTTTGCTGTAGGTGGCTTTACAGCTGGTGGTGCTTCGGGTTTTGCAGTAGGTTTAGGTTTTACTTCCTTTGGTGGAACAACTTCAGGCTTTTTTTCTTCTGCCTTTTTGACTGTTTCTTTTTTGGCTTTTTCTTCCTTTTTAACCTCTTTTTCTTTTTCTTTTACTTTACCTTCTTCTTTTTTTTCGGTCTTTTTCTGTGATTGTTCTTGTTTATTCTCTGTTGTTTTTTGTTGTTGCTCTTGTTTCTTTTCTTCAGGTTCTTTTTCAACTTTCTTTTTAGGTCTAACACGAGCCGTTAAAGCTTTAATAAGTTGTTTGTTACGAGCATCTTCTTCTTTTTGTTCGGCTTTTAGCTTTTTGGCTGCATCGGCTTCATCTAGTTTTTTTTCTTCTTCCATCTTAACCATCATTTTATAGATGGCACCTAATTTCTGTGTGGCACCAGATAAATCCTGAGAACTGATACCACCAACATTTTCTTTTTTCTTTGGATCTTTTGTGAAATATTTGATTGCTTCTGGACTTCTACCTGTTAGACGACCTAGTAGAGCAGGTGCAAGGCGAGAACCGCCAGTGAGTGCTTTGACAATGTTTAACGGATCAAATTTCTCTTTGATACCTGTCATGCGGGCTTTACTTCTCTCAGAAAGAGCCTGACTAATAGACGAGCCAATACCACCACCACTAACAATATTGTCGGTGATAAGAGAGCTTAGAGATTTACCTCTAATGTCTTTGGCCTTTTGATAATCCATTTATTAACGCTTCTTCTGCCGTTCTTTTATCTTTTGATTTTCTTCTTCAATATATTGTATCAAAAGGGAGATGTAGATATCTCTTTCCCAAGGCATCATGTTTTCAAGTTCGGTCAAACTATATTTGTGGTGTTGCATTAACGAAAAATTCGTTTTATAATAATTACTCAGATTGTCATGACGAAATATTAACCGAAAAAATTCTCTAACCCTTCCACCTCTATCGTGTGGTTATATCCACACTTACTACAAGTGATATTAACATTCTCTTTTAATTTTGGTAGATTCTCAAAGAATTCTTCAATCTTTTTAAATTGTTCAGCATTTAAAGTTTCAACAAACTCCAACATTTCTTGTGGTGATGTTTCATGGCCATAATAGAATTGCTCACCATCATAAATGTATTCAATACTACTTGCAATCATATTGAATGTAATTGTGTTAATATCATCATACTGTAATGAATCTTTGACCATACCAAACTCTGGATATTTTAGTTTTACAGTAAGTTTTGGTGTAATTTGTATTTCAGGACTGATAGTTTTTTCTTGTGTAACTTTAATGTCTTGTAAGTTGATTTTTGTTTCCATGACATTGTTACACTCAACATCATTGACCATATTGTTGCAACGATAACGAGCCTCTACAACCTCACCAACTGATTTGGACCGTAGATTGACGAAGTAGTATTCAATATCAATAATTGGTAGTTTATCAATATCAACATTTTCAGTTAAGGTACAATTTGTGAGTATATCACGAATGTTCTGTTGAACGGTACTGGTCTCATTTGATTCCAATGCCATTAATAGGTTTCGTTGTTCTTTTACAAGAAACGGCCGAAACTTAATTTTCTTTTTTGAAATTGGTAATTCAATTTCATAAGTTGGTATGTCAATTTTAGGTAAAGCCATTTTGTTTTCACTCCATTTTAAAATTATCTACGGAAAGTAGATGCTACATCATTAATCAGATTGTTAACTCCTGTACCAGCAGCACCAACGGCATTGCCGCCAAGACCACCTACAATATTGTTTACTGCATTGATACCAGCATCGACCAACTCCATACCAAGTGCTTGTAGAGAATTGTTCTGCCAGTAAGTATAGGCAAATGTTACATTGAGTTTATGATAACCATCGGATGACCAATCCAAATCCATTTGATTTATTGAAATAGGATAGGCATCATATAGATTACAAGAATATGATATTTGATTGGTGACATCATATTGATTCACCGTAATAACTGTTGAATAATCACCTTTATATCGCATATTGTTGTTATATAAAGGATTGATATAACTTAACCATGCATCAAAGAAAATCTTTTGGGTCATGTCATCATCGACAATAAATGTCATATCAATATCAGTATATGTGTTTAGATATGGATACTTTTCAACTGGTCCATATGTTTTTTGTTCAGCCGTAGCAAATGTTCTGCCTGGTAATTGTGTATTCTCGCAACGATATGTAAGAGATTTTGCTGCTTTAATATATGGTATCAATGTCAAAGGAATAGGAATATTCACATCAAATTTATGTGGACGAGATAAATCTTTTTGAAAACTGGATTTAAAATCGTTAATATTACCAGCCATTTTGTTTCCTTATCGTATCTGCTCTAGTGATTCTTGCCACACCTGAGATGTGGAAGCTTTCCTAAACTGTTGTATTGGCAAGAATGCCGCAATATCCCATTCATTTGGTTGCACGGCAAGTATCTTTGACTGAACATGGCTCTTTAAATACTTTTTGAAGCATGGTTTGAACTCTTTAAACCGTCTGGAGGCGTTCAATATGTCATAGGTGACACTCATACGCTGGATGTCTTTATTGCCGTCAACCACCGCAAAATCCATCAATTTATCCAAAAAAGCCACCCGGTACTGGATTGGTAAATAATGTAGGTTAAGACCAGTAAAGTGGTCATTTTGAATGTCTAATACCAGTACCAAAGGAAATCTATCATAATATGGTAAGTCTGCTTTGGTCTTGGGGTCATAATAAAAGAAATATAACCCACCATTGTAAAAATGATTATTTCTATCTTCTCGTGCAATCGTGGAAGCAATACCTGTCGGATTACTGAGTGAACTTATTTTCTTGGTTAACCAACGATAAGAATCACGACCCATCGTTTGAAGTTCCGAAGCGGTCTTTTGTTTTGCTAATTGTGTAAGTTTAGATGCCATCTACTATTTAGTTACAGTCCTAGATGGTCTTCCGTTAGAACCTTGAACTCCCATCCACGGTCCAAGGCGAATTCGGTAGCGGCTTTCCATTTAGATTGATTAACACCCCATGTGGTCACTTCATTGATGTATTGTTTGGTAATTCTTTTACGAGGCTCTGGTGGTTGTGATTGTCGTTTAGGTTTAACTTCTAGTATCATGGTTTTGAGTTTACCATCTCTGGTTCTCATTTTCACAAGAAAGTCTGGAAAATATCTGTGCCATTGGCCATCAACAGGAGATTTATAGGGAATAATAAGTTCTTCTGAAGCCCACGAGATTATGTCAGGATTTCGGTCAAGCCAAGACATCACCTTGCACTCCCATGAAGAGCGGTAGATGATATTATTGTAGTCCCC